TACACCAAAGAAGCTATAAGGATTAAGCTCATAAGGTACAGCGTAGTAAGGAATAAGTGCAGGTTTAAATGGGTTCATAACTAAACGAATAACGTGATTGTTACACACCCAAATGTTAACACTCAACTGCTCTGAATCTTTTAGTTCTTTAGGAATATCAACGTCATACTCTTTAAGGATTTCAGTATCTACGTATCCCCAGAACTCAAACAACTCATAACGTTCTGCTTTTGACTCTTGAGAGTCATCCTCCATAGCTTGTTCCCACCACTTCTTCTCATAGGACTCACCCATGTTAAGAGACTTCTCAATGGCGTTATCACGAAAGAAAGGCCGACCTTTAAGTGCACGTACCTGTGAGCGGGACAACTTGTGACGTTCAACAATATACTCAGCTTCATCCATGTTAGCTGCATCAGGGTCAGGGTAGAAGTTCCATATGGATACATGGCTAGTAGAAGGTACAGTCTTGATTGTAGGCTGGTACTCACCTTCCTCATTCCAGTTAGGATACTCTTTGTTGACAGCAAATGGACCCTTCATGATACCTGTACCAAACAAGGCTAACTCAAAAGAACTCAAGCGTAACTGCTTGTTAGCACCTGACTCTTCTAGTTGATCGTGTATTTTCTTCTGCATCTTCTTAGCTGCAATCATAGCAGGGCTAAACGTTACTGCAGTAGGACTTGTTCCGGGGCCATCTATTAGTTTGTCTTCAATAGGTTGCAGCTTTTTAAACATACCACCAACACGCTCACGCAAGGATACAACAGTATCTCCCGGCTCAAGGGTAGTATCGCTATTAAACAAAGGTACAGGACTAAAGGCTTCTTTTAATTCACCAATGCCTTGCTCTGCTTGAGGATTAGTTTCAAAGTGCACGGACTCTTGAATACCCTCTGGTAGTGTAGTAGGATCAATAGCAAGAGGGAACTTCTTATTGCCAAACAATACATCCACTACTTGACCGTAAGCAGCCAGTGTTTTAGTCTTAGTAACCTTTACAAATACTCTTGACTTCTCAGCTTCAGTAAATTGCACTTCAGTGTTGTATATACCCCTGTAGTTACGATAGGCATCCATCCAACGTTGCTCATCAACAAACCTTGAATCTTCAGCCTTATTAAACTTACTCATAACTAAGTCAATAATGTGTCCTGCTTTAGGATCAGACATAGCTTCAGTGGTCACATCTTTAATGTGTGCTGATTCTGCAGATTCTAAGTTCTGTTCAAAGTCGTTTGTAAAATCTTCAGGGTCCATACTTAATATCCAAATGTAGGATCAGCAGCTTGAAAGCCACTTCTCTGTGTTGCAGGATTAAAATCCCATAGGGAGCTTCGTGGTCTAGTCATTATACCGTAACGTATAGCATCATACAAGTGGTCTTCTGCATTTGTATCAACGTCTTCTGGATTACGTTTATCTAAAGGAAGACTAGGTAGTTGCGCTATACAGTTGGTGCAGGTAGAAAAGAATACGAGTTGGGGTTCCTCAGTAAACTCATCTACCTGCAAACGGCGGTGTATCTCATTTTTACCTGAAACCCTAGAACCTTTTGAACGATCTGAAGGTCTCCAGCGACAGCCCCTCATAATCATTTGTTCAGCTAGGCTAGGCCCAGTGTCACCTCTTTTATGCCAGAGGGACGAGTCCAACACGCCGTATCTTATAGTCCCATCCCCTGACTCTTCTTCTAAGATCATATCAGCTAAGTCTGTAGCAGTAACCCTTGTTACGTACATCTCTCTATATATTACCAGTTGCTCTGAGGGAGACACAGCAAACCACACAACACCTGTCCAACTGCCGTAACCGTAATCGCAAGCTCTGAACTTCGTCCAGCTATTAGGAATGTCATAAGGCTCAACAACATGTACTTTTCTATTGAACTCAGGGAACGCTGCGCCCTCATTAACATCCCAGTTTCCTTCTAATAGTTGTTTGCGTTGATGCTCTGGCATAGACAAAAGCATAGTTTCATAGTCACCACTGTCAGCTAGATACGGATTATCAAACAAACTAGCAGGTATAAATCTACGTTTAAACAAACCTTGCCCTGCTTTGGTGTGTCCTTTAGGGTACTCTAAGCGATCACCTGTTTCAATATCAGTAGCCCAGAAAGGCTTGTTAGGTTTAGAAGGATCAATAAACATCTTCTTAACCCATTGATGCCCAATAGAACCGGGGTTAGTTGTAGCCCTCATGTACAAGCCTAACTCAGGTGCGGAGCTACGTAAGCGTGAGCGCATATAGTTCCACGCAAACGGTGTAGACCATTGTGTTAACTCATCAAATGCAATGTAGTTAAACGCCTGTCCTTGGTAGCGCATAACGTCTTGATCTTTATCTAGGTAACTCATCCAGATGCGACCACCTCTAGGTGTAACCCATTGTGACTTACGCTCTGACCACTTAATGCCGGGAATTGCTTTAGGGTACAACTCTTGGCTTTTCTGTATAAGCTCCCTAAGTTCTTCTGTAGTGTGACGTACAAGTAATCCACTAAAGTCCTTATGGTTAAGACTACGTAAAGGGTCTGCTAGTGTAGCGTAAGACTTGCCACCACCTGCTGCCCCACCATATAAAACCTCACGTTCACTAGAAGCTAAGTAGTCTGTCTGTGGCCCTGCGTTAGGTTGAAAGACAATGTTCTGTGCTTGTTCTACATCAAAGGGTTCAGCTATAGGAGTAGCAGGAACCTTCTGTTTTGTTTCACGTGAAACATTCTTAGTTGACTTCGGTGTAGTAACCTGTTCTTTCTTTTTCGAGCGTTTCATAGTGCGAGATGGCTTTTTGGAGCCTTTTGGCAAGCTCACGTTTAATTCTAGCAACTGTTTTACGTTTTCGCTCAATGTCTACTCTTTTCTTTAAACCCATGTGAGATATACTTCTACCTGACTGTGTAGTTAGCCAAGCAGAAACTTCTCTGTAACTATACTGCTTTAAATGTTTCTTTGCAAGCTCTAATAGTTCTAGTTCTCTAACTATAGGATTTAACCATTCTTCGTTATCAGGGTCTATCTCGTAACCCCAAGGCACAGGTTTGACTAACCTTGGTATTCTTTCCCACTTCTTCATCTTGTCAGGCTTAGGTAACATCCAGAAACCTAAATCATTGTTAGCAAAGAAGTTAGTCATCAGTACTCTCTTTAGGGGGTAGAATAAACAAACCTCCACTAGCCTCTACAGCTACCTTCTCAGTCTTAACTACACCAGCACGGTCCAGTATCTGCCCTGCTGCTACCATCTTCTCTTTAACACCCAACTGTGTAGGGTCCATGAGTGCACTACCGTAAGCTACAGCAGCTTTAGGGCCAAGCCTAGACATGTAAGTCTTGGTAGCCTCAAAGATTTCATCCTTTAAACCTTCAATTACTACACGGGTAGCAGTACCATCAGAGTAACCTGCAAGCTTCTTAGCTTGTACAACATCACCTTGAGCCTCGTCAAACAAGACCTGCATAAAGAGTTGTTGCTTTTCGTTTAACTTCTTACTCACGTTATTCTCCTGTACGGTTTTGCCGCCTTAGCCGCTTTCTTAGGCTGCTTAGAGACTTGCTTACCTTTTGCTGTATCTGCTCTCTTTTTAGCTGTAGAAGCTGCATACGCCCCAGCACCCATAGCCTTGATAGCATTAGCTGGAAGATAACGCTCTCCTGTAGCCTTTGGACCTTGCGTAGAAGGTTTGCCACTCTTAGTTCTCCACTTTTGTTTAGTCCAAGACTTAAGACTTTTTTGACTTGTTTTTAGGGCCATCTGCTTTTGCCTTTGCTTTCTTGCTCAAATCTTTATAGTGGTACAGACGTACAGAACCCTTAGTCATCCTGACGCCTGTCATCACTGTGCCATCTTGGTGTTTGTGGGTTTTACCTTTGTATTCGGTTCCATCAATCTTATAGTGCTTTACGCCCTTCATGAGGTGTACCCTCCACCTTTTGCTTTGTATTGCTTGGCAACCATTTGAGCTTTACGAGCCGACCACTGTCCGGGGCTTCCACCTTTGCCGCCAGCCTTAACGGATGCGACAAGAGACTTACGCATAGTAGGCTTAGTATAATTACCCGCCGCATTTACTGTTGAACCACCTTTAGCATAGCCTTTTGCTTTAGGTGCTTTCTTTACCGTAGAACTTTTGCTTAATTTCGCCACGTGTAACTCCAATGTCTCTAAGCGCAGAATCTGACATATTAACTAACTGCCAGTATTGTACTCTACGCATTTGACTGTCTTGTAATGCTTTGATAAATGTTTTAAACATGGTATAACTCCTCTATGTATTACCAGAGATAGTTATACCATGCTTTACTTTAAAG